CAGATTTATCTGAGGGTGGTTCTTTACAAGTCAAATTCAATCACTCACTTGGTGTGGGTGCCAATATGACTTTTAATATCAGTGAAGCTGATGTTCATCGTATACCTGAAAAAGATATTGCATTCTTGACATTGAGATGTTTGCCACCAAAAAAGAGAATTACAAAATATTTCCAACGAGGATCATCAAATGGAATATTCAATGGTTTTTACGCCACTCGAACTAAAGATGGTAAATTTTTTCTCAATCCTGTGAAAAAGATAAAAATACGACCAGAAACTATCGTCAAAAATACCCTTTACGAGATTGATTCAAGAAATAACCTTTGGGGGGGTTTAGCTGACAATGTTACTTTGGATGGAGATTGTGGTTCTCCCCTGATAATAACAAGTGGATTTGGGTACTCTATTGTTGGAATACATTTCTTAGCTAATGAGCTTCACCCTGGTGAGGTTTATGCTACAAACATAGATGGCAATTTCATTGAAACAATTTACAATAGTCTGTCACATTTTAATGTGTCAGCCGGTGATTTCTCAAATGTATCCAGTAAATCTCAAATTAGAGCTGTGGGTGACCTACTCAAAAAGTCAGTATTTCGCTGTCTACCTGAAGGTAATGCTCATGTATATGGCTCATTTCAAGATTTCAGAGGGAAAAGTAAATCGTCTGTAACTACAACACCGATGAATAGATTTCTAAGAAATAAGCAATACAAAACAAAATATAGTAAACCTGAAATGAAATCTTGGGTCCCATGGCATATAGCAGCAAAAGATTTGGTGCAACCAATAACAACACTAGATACAGGTCTCCTAGAAAAGTGTGCTCAAGGTTACATCAAAGATGTTTTATCTTCAGTTGATGAGTCCAGAATCAAAGATATGCTTCATCCTTTAGATGATTTTACTGCAATTAATGGAGCACAAGTGGCTTATATTGATAAAATCAACAGAAATACGAGTGCCGGTAATCCATGGAAAATGAGTAAGAAATTCTTTATGGAGACAATACCACCAATGCACGGTATGTTGGATCCAGTGAGAGTTGATGATGAAATTATGGATAGAGTTGATGATATAATCTTACGTTACAAGAATAATGAACAAGCACATCCCAATTTTTGTGCTCACTTAAAAGATGAACCTGTCACTCATGCTAAAGCTAAGATTGGCAAAACCCGAGTATTCACTGGTGCACCATTTGATTGGACAATAGTCGTAAGAAAATATATTTTATCATTCACACGTTTAGTTCAAAATGAAAGATTAGCATTTGAATCTGCACCTGGCACAATAGCACAGTCAATAGAATGGCAGGAAATGTACGATTACATCACCAAACATGGGGTGGAAAATATCGTTGCGGGAGATTATAAAGCTTTCGATAAGAAAATGAGTCCAAAAGAAATCTTACTAGCATTTGATATCATTATATTTTTTCTAGAATTATCTGGTAATTATACTAAAGAAGATATACAAGTAGTAAGATGTATTGCAGAAGATACTGCCTTTGCCGTTGTCGAATTTAATGGTGATTTGATACAATTATTTGGATCTAATCCTTCAGGCAATCCACTCACAGTCATATTGAATGGTTTAGTAAATTGTATTCGAATGAGATATGTATATGCTTTATTACACC